TCGTTTTCAGAAAGTCTAGCTAGAATTTCTGTTTCAATGTCTGCTTCTGCATCTGCAATAACGCCTGGGTCAGAACTGTCTGCTTGACCTGGATCCATGTTAATGTCTCCAGCCGAGTCTGCAGTATTATACTGACCTGGTGTTCCCTCTACTATGAAAGTGTATACGTCGATTAATTCGTCTTCAGTCATTGAAGCCGCCGTCGCCGCATCTTTTTCAGTACATTTGTTTCCTAATGAATAAGATTTTGCTAGTAAAGTTCCTTTTTCTTGGATGATTTCACTGCAAATTTCAAAAGCACTGTCTTTAGTGTCAGGACTAGAAGCCGTTGTTGCTATTTCGTCATCAAAGATCATTTCAATGAAAGTTAAACCTTTACCATTGAAAGATTGTCTTCTAGACATAATGCCTGTATTGTTACTTGTTGCTGGCATAATTTATTCCTCCTTCTAATATTACGTACCAATTACTAGCGTCTTGTTAGTCGCTGTTGTTGATGCGTTTTGTCCCGAAACTGCTCTAAGAGCTGTTTGTAGGGTTGCTGTTGAACTTGATGCTGTTGTTTCAGTAAACGTGAATGTTCCACCTGCACTTGCTGGTGACCCAACATACATATCAGTACCTTCAGAAATGTAAGTTTTTTCTGTGTCTGAGTTATGTAGTGGGCCTGCACCTACGATATTACCATAATTTCTTATAGTAAGTTCCGCAGTGTACTGGTCAGCGTCTTTTGCTGTTTGTCCACTCATGTCGTCAACAAAGTCAACAGTGAAGATTTCTAGTTCTTTGCCTAAGAAATCTAATTTACTTGTTGCATGAAAAGTTGCGTTACCTTCTCCACCTGCAACACTTGATCCTGTATAAGCCATTTTAGTTTCCTCCTATAACTTATATTATTATGCTACCTGAGTATCAGACATATCTCTGTCAGCCGCTGTTGCTGAAGATATAGTTGCTGTTACTTTGTCAGGTGTTAGGGCGTCCAATCCTCTAATTGCCGTTTGGATTGCCGCTACCGTTGTAGTTGAACTAATCGTGTCTAAACTGTCCGCTCTTACCATGTAAGTTTGTTCAGTGTTTGAATTACCTAAAGCACCTGAACCTAGGACGTTTACTCCTTGGTTTTGGATTGCTTCTATAGCTAATTTAAGACCCGCTGTGTTTGCCGATGCTAATGAGTGTGTTACCTCACCGTTCATCGCATTTATATAATCAACAGTGATAAAGTCAACTCTTACCCCTTCATGCTCTATAGCAAGATTTGGTGATACAAAGTTTCCTGGACCGCCTGCTGGTATTGTGCTGTCGTATGCCATTTTTAATCCTCCTTATATTCTCTGATTATTTGGCTTTAGTCACCGCTCAGGTGACTGTATGTTTCTATTTAGTAAATGGTTTGGTAAATTTAGTAGTTATATTACTTTTTTAACCCATACCTCGTCGGATTTGACTCGTTTGGCCATTCTATAGCCTCTTTTCTTTAAAAAATTAGTACAATTAAAAACAGTTAAAGATCTTTTCATTTTTTTCATTTCGATGTTTATAACTGGATTAAACTTTTTAATTGTCTGTTTTGCACCTATTAAAACTTGATGTTCAAAACCATCAACATCAATTTTAATAAAATCAACATTACTGAATTTGAAACTATCAAGTGTTTTGCATTGTACAGACCCTTCTTTCATACTTAATACTTGACCATCTTTACTTTGATATGCTGTGTGTTCATTATTAGATAATCCATATGGATGTAGTGTTACATTATCTAATGGTATATTTTTTAAAAAGCATTCACGAAATAAAGGATTAGGTTCAAAACAGTGTACTGTTTTAAATTTTTTTAGTAATGGTCGTGTCCAAAAACCAAATTGACTTCCAACATCTATACAAGTATTCCATTTTTTTACATATTTGAGTGCAGTTTCTCTTTGTGGTTCTTGACCTGGTCCAGCATCTTTGAGAAAGGTAGGATTGTATTGGTGTTGTTTATACGCCACCCAAAAACTATAATTTGTAGGATACATTAAAGTTATTTAATTAGGATATTATGAGTTGTCTAATTTTAGTTCAGTCTCGGTTACTGTAGACATAGAAACGTCTTTAGTATTAGTACCAACACTTGTACCCATATCTCTTATTGCTGTTTGAAGTGTTGCCGCTGTCCAACCAGGTCTTTCCATACAAATATCTAATCTACCAGTAGCGGCGTTTTCAACTCTTTGGTATAATATAGTACCTCTTTGTAAAATAGTTCGTTGTAAATTATGAAGTGTTTCGTTGTAACCTAATTCTGTACGTACATCTAAAACTGTACTACCATCTGCTGTTATTAATGTAATATAAAAGAATTGTACGTCAGGACCTGCAAAGTTATCAGTACTTCCAATTGAATTAGTTATTTTAAAGTTATTTGGTGTTGCCATGTACTATATTTACTCAGCTATCTACAGCAAATCTCTGCAAACATTTTGGACAGTCACAAGTATCACACTTTTCACAATTTTTGCAGTCTTTATCACAATGTGGATCACAGGCACATCTAAAACAATAAGTTCTATTTTTTGGTCTTCGTTTTTGCTCGGTCATGAATAGATTGTACAAGTCTAACGTATGTGTAACCGCCTTTTACTATATCATCGATCATTTTAACTATAGGAGCGAAAGAAGACATAACAGGAGCAGGAACTGCACGACCTTGACGTATCATATCAGCGGCAATTTTAGCACGTCTAACATTACTTGGTCCGACTAGTAATCTGTATCCAACTAGTTCATTTGATGTTAATTCTTTTCCTGGAACTGTTCGTTCAGCATCTACTACATCATCTAATTCAAGATGTTGTTTGTCAGCAAATATTTGTGCTTGTCTTTGTAAGTCAGTACCTGATAGTTTAGCCTTTAGTGCTTGTAGTAATCTTGTTGCAGTATATTGTTTTCTTTTTGAATCTAAACTAGGATAGTCACTAATTGCTCTTCTTAAATTTTTATAATCCATATTGTTAATACCTAGTGCTGATTCTAATTGTGTTAAAAATTCATAGTCTTTGCTAAAACTTCTAAGGTATCTTCGTATTGCTAATACTGGTACGCTCTGTCTTTGTCTTAGTGCCATAGCTTGGTTTTTATTTGCAAGTTTTTCAACTACACTTGGATCACCTGCTACTATTGCCAACATATTATGAAGGTCATTCGCTGTGCCTCGTACTTTAGTAAATTCACCATATGATAGAGTATTCGTTCCATATGATTTGACAAATCCTGCTGTTTGTTTAAAGTTTTTTAATAGTGATAGTGTAAGAAAACTAAGATATATACGTTCGGTAATTTCCTGAAATGTATATCTTTGTAGGTCGCTTTGTCGTCTTACTATTCTTGCTTCAGATACATACTGTAAAAAGGGTGTTAACATACTCATATTTATAGGTATATGCAACGTAATTTCTTTCTAACTGATTTAATGAAAACAGGTGCTCATCAAACATACGAGCAGTTTATTGATACGCATTCCATACCTGATCAAATATTTGAATACACAGGAGAGTATTACACTTTACACAATTATGATTTAGAACAATACGATAGAAAGTTTGCACTTATTGATATGAGAATACACAATAATAGAGTTCTAGACAATAGTGGTTATAAAAATGATTTAATTAATAGATTAGAACTTTTGCATCAACAAGGTTTTAAATTTGTATTAGCTAATCCGTGGGAATCGTTAGATAATATAAAATCTCAAATATTTGTTACTGGTGAAAAAATGAAAGAAGTAGACATACCTTATCCTCATCATATATGGACTGGCGATGTATCTTGGTTCTGGAGTTATATGTACCATAAGCATTTAAATCATACGTTTAAATTTACTCATGATCATTTTGGTAGCTACTGGTATAAGAAAAATGATTTTTTATATTTGAATAAGCAACCAAGAGAACATAGAGTTAAATTATATAATAAATTGTTAAAAGAAAACATATTATCAAATAGTTTATATACTTTTTTAGGATTAGATAATCCAGTTAGATTAACACAAGAACATGAACTACCATGGGTAAAACCAGAAGACTATCCAAAGTGGGGGCTGGATCAAGATATAACTGAACAACCATATGTTGATACAGTTTGTTCAATAGTTTCTGAAACTAACGATAATGATTACGAAGTTTTTATGACAGAAAAAATATGGAAACCTATTATAGCTCAACACGTATTTGTTGTGCATGGTAATTATTTGTATCTACAAAAATTAAGAGAGATGGGTTTTAAAACATTTGGTTCTTACTTTGATGAATCATATGATTTAGAAAATGATAGAGATAAAAAAATAAATGCTATTGTTTCTTTGTGTAAAGATTTAAAAACAAAAGACTGGAGCGATATATATCGTCAGACAATTGCTTTAAGACAACATAATTATGATACGTTTTTTAATAAAGAAAAGTTAAGTGAACAAATTAATAAAACTTTAATTAGTTTTTTGGAATTTTTTGATAGCAGTCAAGTTTCTTCTTGAGAATCCTAATCTATCTACAAGTTTAACAGCATTACCAGCCTTGTCAACAGCAACGAATCCTTCTGGATCTGTAACTTCTAATCCATTATCTGTTTGTGCAAATGATCCTATGGTCATTGCTTGATTCATTTTTTTAAGTATAAAGCCTTTCATTTGTTGTACTGCTTTATAAAATGTTAGCATCGCTTGTAATGGCTTTTTGGTTCTGTTTAAAAATGCAGGCATATTTTTTATTTTGTCTTGTCTTAGTGCTAAAGCCTTTTGTGCTTTTAATCCTGCAATTTGTTGTTGCATTCTATCTATATAGAACTGTTTGAAACCTTGCAAGAATTGATTTACATTGGTTGGTAGTTGTCCTTGCTTGACCATTGCATTAATATATAGTTGGAAGTAGCCAACAAAGTCATTGTTCTGTCCTAATAAACTTGATAAGTCACGAGGTATATTATTAAGTAGTGCTTCTAACTTTTCAATACTGTTGTAAAATTGTGCTGTTTCGTCTGCTGTAAATTTAGCAGAACCTGATACATCTTTGTATGTTGCATTATCGAAAAATACATCTGGCGATACTCCAAATGCTTCTACATCTGCACCTGCTGATGCACTCATGTCTGCAAGTGTTTCGCCATTATATGTTGTATGAAATATAATTCCTACTTTAGCGGCATCAATTCTTTTGCCAATCTCTGAATCTTCAAGTACTGCATATGTAATTGTGTTAGGTGTAAATGTTATATGTGGTTGGCCACCGATATTCTTTCTTGTTATATCATCATCAGTGAACAATAAGTCGCCCTGTACTACTCCTTGTATGTTTATTTTTTTTAAGTGTACAAGACATTTTAAAAGTTTTTGTCCTAAATCATCTGTGCCATGATTTTTTGCAATATCGTTTTTAGTATAATTCACTTTGGCATTTTGAGCAAATGCTGATTTAGTTGCAACAAAGAACTTTCCTGTTTCAGGATGTGTACCACATACCACAGCAGGAGCACCATCCCATTTAACTGATACTGAAACTGCTTCTGATGATGTACCTTTAAGTGTTAGTAATAATCCTCGGAAATATTCTATCACTGCTTTACCACCCTCAAATCCATCTGTAATAATAATATCTTCTATATGTTCTAAGTGAGTCCTTTTAAATTCTAATAGGACATCTTCAATTAACATGATTAGTCCTCTTTATAGTCGCCGTTTTTAATTTTAAGTACGTTTTCTTTAATGTCTTTGTTTTCTTTAATACGAGCAACGCCTTTTGAAAACTTAGATGCGTCCATATTTTTTATTGCTGAATGAAATCGTTTTTCTAATTTGTATGCAGTTTCAGGCTCAAAATTTTCTTTAATGTATGTTAAAAGTCGTATTGCCGAGTCTAAAATATGAGATGCACGACTTTCTACAACATTTTCCTTGTCTTTAGTAAAGGATACATTGTTTAATTCTTCTAATATACTTCTTGTTTGTTTCTGCATAATGGTATTTAAGCAATATTATAACAGAATTATAGTAAATGTCTATTGGAAATAATGCTTATTTTACTTTCCTATAGATGAAATACTTACGTTGATTGCTATCATCACGTATGTCTAGTATTTTTAGGTTAAAAATATCTGATAATTCTATGATAAAAGGTACGTTCCATGCATAGAACTCTATCCACTTTGCCTCAGTCTTGTTGTGTTGTAAACCCGGGTTCACCCTGAAGAACATAGTGCCACCGTCTGCTAGTAAGTCTACACATCTGCCTACTTCTGCAAGTATCTTATCCCTGCTACCAAAGTTTACTGAGCCAAGACATAGTATAACATCAAACTTTTCATCAGTCCTATATCCTAGTGTGCCGACTTCGTGGTCTGCTAAATCATTATAAGGATCTATACCAATTAAATTGTGTATCTTACCTTTGAACTCATTGTATCCACAGCCAACGTCAAGCACTGCTCTTGGCTTTAAAGCATTCACTTCGTTGATTAGGGCAAGTCCAGAGTACTTCCATTTCTTCATATCGTTCTGCCAATACTTGGAGAAGTATTTGTGTAGACAAGCATCGTCAATTACATCTGCGTATTCCTCTAAGGTGTTACATCTCTTTACTTCAACACCAAATTTTTCTTTGATATAAGGTTGTGAAATTTTGTCTAGGTTGTTTTGACTATGTGTAAGTAGTTCTGCAAATATTCTTTTATTCATTGTTTGTACAAGTAAACTTTAATATCGTTGTGTTCGTAATTATGTATCCTGCCGTTGGCGTCAGGAAAACTAATACTGAGTGCTCTACAAAGATCCACATTGTCTACAGGACAAATAACTCTGTTTTGATTGTCTTTAATAAACTGCATTATGTCGTTGTTTTCGTTTTGTATATGAGTCCACATTTTTTCTAAAGACTCAAAATAACTGTAATTAGGATAGGTAATATCAAATCCACCAGCATCAATCCACCACTTATAAGATTCAATATCATTCCTATAAACCATTACTATCGGATAACCTAATGTTTTTAGTTCGTCTAGTTCGTGTGCAAACGTGTGTGATTTAATAATTCTTTTGCCTGTGCCTGAGAAAGGTTTATCCCAATTTTCTTTTGTGTTTTCAAATTCCATTCCAGGATCAAAGTATGATCCCATATGGTTTACCTTTCCGTGCTTGTATGTCCTTTCACTGGTGCTGTCAGATTGATCAATGTCAGGTGACCTATAAATGTTTTTGGCCACACTGCTCCATTTTGATCCTGGTGCTCCTGTGAAAAGAATATACATTATTGCGTAAGTTCCTCTTTGTAGACTGTGTTATAACCTAACTGTTCTCTTTTAAAGTTAACCAAAGTCTTCAGTGCTTTAGGTGT